CAACAAGACCGGTGTCGTTTCCCCGCAGAACATGGTGTTCCACCGCAATGCGTTTACGCTGGCAACGGCTGACCTTGAATTGCCTGATGGCGTCCATTTTGCCGGTCGCGCAAGTGACAAAGACAATGGCCTTTCGATCCGCGTTGTTCGTCAGTACACGATCAACAACGACTCGATTCCCACCCGTCTGGATGTTCTCTACGGTTGGGCGCCTCTTTACCCTGAACTTGCCTGCCGCGTTGCAGCTTAACTAGGAAAGGAACCTAATCATGGCTAATCCAGGCCCAGCATCAACCCAGACCACCAATTATCTGTTTAATGGTGACTCTGCCGATGGTATTCAAATCGGCGGCTCCGCAACAGAACTAGTGGGCTTTCATGGCGCCACTCCATCGGCTCGACAAGCCGCCATTACGGCGCTTGGCAACTCAGCCACAGGAACCGAGATTGCAACCGCAGTTAACGCAATCATCACGGCGCTTGAAGTAAAAGGCTTACTTGACGAGAATTAATTCGGCATGAGTGTCTGAGAAGGCCATCCTCAAAAGGGGTGGCCTTTTTTCGTTTAAATGGCCCGCAATGCCAAAAACATAGGATAATTTCAACATCTCATTTGAGAGGAAAATCATGGATTCTTTTAAGATTCTGAGCCCAACTTACCGGCTCGACCTAACGACCTCCGCATCCAGCGCCCTTCAACTGATCCCTAACACGCCGACCCGAGCATTTCGCGTTGCCATCCTCAACACCGGTGACGGCACGGCGGCAATTACTTTTGGGACAACCTCGGCAAACACTTCAGACCCAGCAATTGCTTCTGCTGGTGCAAGCGGCTCTTTCATTTTGGCCCCTGCGATGTTCTACCCTCTGGTCATCGACTGCGGCTCGCCGAACATCTTTGTTAAGGGCATCTCATCCGGCACTAATGTGATTTATTTCACGCTGGTGGCCACAGAATAAGGATTTATCATGTCTAACGACACCGCCAAGACCATAACGACCAACATCGTTCCGGTACAGGGGATTTTTGAGCCCCTGCCACCGTACAACATCATTTCGTTCATTGGGCCTGCTGGAACGCAGTTTTATGCGCCCATCAACCCTGATGTAAGCGGTGTCAACATCACCAATAGCACGATCAACTCGACCACCATTGGGGCCACAAGCCCATCGACTGCGGCGTTTACCACCGCAACGATGTCAAACCAACCGGTAAGCAACTCCGATTTGTGTAACAAACTGTATGTGGACGCGGCGCTTGTTGGCATTTCGTGGAAGGCTCCGGTTAACGCGGCCACCACGGCCAACATCACGCTATCGGGCGAGCAAACCATTGACACGGTGGCCGTTATTGCTGGTGACCGTGTGCTGGTTAAGGATCAGACCGCCCAGGCTGAAAACGGTATTTATGTGGTTGCGGTGGGCGCCTGGTCGCGCTCTGCGGATGCAGACAATTGGGATGAATTGGTCTCGGCCCTGGTGTTTGTTGAGTCTGGAACCCTGTCGGGGAGCGCGTTTTATTGCCCCGTTCAGCCAGGTGGCACACTTGGAACGACCGCAGTTACTTGGTCAAACTTTTCATTGGCCGGTTCTTACCTTGCTGGTACAGGGTTAACCCTAACGGGCAATGTGTTCAGCATTACGAACACCGCGGTCACGCCCACTTCATACGGTTCTGCCTCCGCGGTGCCGACTTTTACGGTTAATGCCCAGGGCCAATTGACGGCGGCTGCGGATGTGAACATTGCCATTGCGGCCACCCAGGTTACCTCTGGCACCCTCGACTCGGCGCGACTCAGCGGCAACTACACGGGCATCACGGGCGTTGGGACGCTGACCGATTTAACGGTGAGCAATACCATTAGCGGATCGATTTCTGGCAATGCGGCGACCGCAACGAGCGCAACGAGCGCCACCACGGCCACCAACCTTGCAGGCGGTGCAAGCGGGTCATTGCCTTATCAAACGGGCTCGGGCTCAACCACCTTTTTGGCGGCAGGCTCAAATGGTCAATATCTGACCCTTTCCTCGGGTGTGCCGGCCTGGACGACTCTCACGCCTGGAGATGTGAGCGGCCCTGCTTCATCTACTGATAATGCCCTGGCCAAATTTGACGGGACGACCGGCAAAATTATTCAAAATTCTTCAATCACCCTCTCCGATGCGGGCGCATTGCAGAATGTCAATGAGGTTAATTTTGATGTCACTCCGACCGGAGTGGTTGGCGGCGCGGGCTCCCTGTCATGGAATAGCGATGACAACACCTCAACCTTAGATTTGGTTTTAACGGGTGGCGTAATTACGGCCTCTTTGGGCCAAAAAAACTTTTATCGAATTAAGGCATCGAGCGCCATCACTAAGGGCCAGGTGGTCATGTTTACCGGCACTTTGGGCGCATCTGGTGGCCTGACTGCTGCACCGGCTACCGGTCTAACGCCCGCAACCGGTTCATACATCATGGGCGTTGCGGCTGAAGATATTGCCAACAATGGTTGGGGTTATGTAATCGAGTTTGGCGAGGCGCGTGGGTTTGATACCACCGGATCATCTGCCGGTGAGACCTGGGCAGACGGTGACATTCTTTACTACAACCCAGCCGTTACGGGTGGCTTGACCAAAACCATTCCGGTTGCACCCAACGCTAAGGTTCAGGTTTGCGCGGTTGTATACGCCGCCTCCAACGGAACCATTTTTGTGCGGCCTACGTTCGAGCCACGGTTTAATGATCTGTCTGACGTTTACGTTTTGTCCCCAACCAATGGTGACCTGGTCACCTGGGACAATAGCAACTCTCGATGGGTCAATGCGGCACAGTCGACCATCACGGCAGGCAAGGCAACGAACCTCGCCGGTGGCGCTGCGGGCTCTCTGCCTTATCAGTCAACTACCGACACCACGACCTTCCTGGCTGCGGGCTCTGACGGGCAAGTGCTGAAACTGGCCTCTGGGGTGCCAACATGGTCATCCGATGCCTCTGGCGTGACGATTACCGATGACACCACGACCAACGCAACCCGTTATGTGACCTTCACAGACGCAACAACGGGCACCGAAACCAGCCTGGATGTATCATCCACCAAACTGACCTACAACCCCAGCACGGGCGTTCTGGCCTCCACGACCTTTAGCGGGTCTGGCACCAGTCTGACAGGCGTTGGCCTGCTGGCTACGGCGGGGACTTACACCGCGCTCCAAACCTTTAGCGGCTCATCGAGCGTTGCGGCCATCAAGGTTCCCAATATTAAGGAGGTCGCCACGGTATCTGCGACTGCGGCCACCGGTACGATCAACTACGACATCACCACGCAGTCGGTTCTCTATTACACATCAAACGCCTCTGGAAACTGGACGCTGAATGTGCGGGGCTCTAGCGGCACATCCCTGGACACCCTAATGTCTACCGGCGAGACCATGACTGCGGTGTTTATGGTCACCCAAGGGGCGACCGCTTACTACAATTCGGCCTTCCAGATTGATGGAAGTGCGGTCACGCCCAAGTGGTTGGGCGGCGCGGCCCCGACAGAGGGAACTGCGAGCGGAATAGATGTCTACACTTATGCGATTGTTAAGACGGGCTCTGCGACCTTTACGGTGTTTGCCTCTGTTGTTTCGTTTGCTTAAAGGACAACCATGCCAGTAATCACGACACTTGCGGCTGCTTGTGCGAGAGCATGGGGCTGGGGTATTCCTTTGGGTGGTGCTATCTCCGCTGACTTCCTTGTTATTGCTGGAGGTGGGGGTGGTGGTATTTATGGTGGTGGCGGTGGCGCTGGAGGTTATAGAGAGTTTTCCGCACAATCTTTAGATGTTGGAACCGCATACACGGTGACTGTTGGCGGTGGCGGTGCTGGCACTGGGACGCAAGGCGTGACTGGTGTGAGTGGTTCAAACTCTGTTCTTGGGGCAAATACTTCTGCTGGAGGTGGCGGTGCTGGTGTTTATGGAAGTGGCTCTACTGGCTCGGTCGGACTTAATGGTGGTTCAGGAGGTGGTGGTGGTTCTCCAGACACAGGCGGCACAGTAACGGGTGCTGGTGGCTCTGGAAACACTCCAACTCAGTCTCCATCGCAAGGTAACAACGGTGGTTCTGGAACTACTAATAACTCAACTTATCGGACGGGTGGTGGGGGCGGTGGTGCATCTGCTTCTGGAAGCAATGGTGGAACTACAAACGGAGGCAATGGGGGCAATGGAACCGCATCATCCATTACAGGCTCATCTGTAACTAGAGCAGGTGGTGGAGGCGGTGGAACCAATAGACCTGAAGGTGCTGGAGGTACGGGTGGCTCAGGAGGTGGTGGCGATGGGCAGGCGGCTAGTGGTACTGCGGCTCAAAACGGAACTACTAATCTAGGCGGCGGTGGTGGCGGTGCTGGTGCTGGTACAGGCGGGAACGGCGGCTCTGGTGTTGTAATCATCAAAATCCCCAACACGCATGGCGCTCTGTTTTCGTCTGGTGTGACTTACACATCATCGACTGCGGTGTCTGGGTTCAATGTCTACACAGTCACGGCAACTTCTACAACATCTGAGACTGTTACTTTCCTTCCTAATTTTGATGCCGACTTTCTTGTGATTGCAGGGGGTGGTGGAGGTGGTGGCGGTGACGGAGGTGGAGGTGGAGGTGCAGGGGGCTACCAATCTCTTTCCGCACAATCTTTGGCGGTTGGAACAACATATACCGTGACGGTTGGTGCGGGAGCATCTGGTGGCTCTGGGTATAACAACGGAAGCACAGGAAGCAACTCTGTTTTTGTCTCCACGACATCTGGTGGTG